CGCGCGACGTCTGCGCCAGGCCAGCCCGGTGGAGAATGCAAAGGCAACATCACCGTTGCCGTCGCATATGCCTGATGCGTCCATGCCATGCATATCCGTGTTTGCCCTAATCCGTGATCGACCGGGCACGACGGCTTGCACGCGGCTTGCGCCCGCGACGCCGTTTGCGCTGTTGCTCGAGGCCGCTCAAGTCGACCTCGTTGTGCCGCCCAGAGACGTGATCGAGCACAATGCGGTTCATTTCAGCATCGGTGACGCGCGCTGCGAGCTCTCCCGGCTTCGTCAGGACGCGATAGACACCATCGACCGCGGCCACCTCGCCCCAATTGTCTGGCTCGGTCCTGAAGAACAGATACCCGGGAAACAACTGACGTTCGCGCGCCGACAGTTTGCCGCCCGACGCCCAGACCCGTGCGTAGGTTGGCAGAAACGTGCCACGATCGATTTTTTCGATCTCGGGGCGCACACGATGCACCCGGCTCGACAGCGCTTGGCAGACCGCCCAATGCTCGCCGCTCATGCGGACACCAGGATCTTGCGGACGAGCTGGACAAGGTTGCTCACGCCGAGCCGGCGGTAGATTCCCACGCAGTGAGTTTCGACCGTCCGATGGCTGATGCCGAGACGCCGGCCGATCTCCTTGTGCGAGAACCCCTCAGCCAACAACGCGCAAACGTCGCGCTGCCTTGGGGTCAGCGACGCTACCGGACTCGAACTGTCTGGAACTGACATCGGGCGGGCTCCTCAGTTGAGCCGTCCGATGGGAACGGGGCGCGAGTTGTAGGTAGGTGATTTGCGTGCACGAAGCAATGTCACGATTGTCACGCACTGATATATATACCCCCCTCCAGAAGGGAAAATTACCTAGATGAGAGTCTTTACATGACAACCGTGACACATCATATATATTATTGATATATAAGTATTTTTAAGCCAAAAAGCCGCGTGACATTACGCGTGACGTTTCACTGCCAACCGTGACAGATGTGCTCAATTTTCGGCGTGTGTCACGTGACACTTCCCCAAAAATGACAACCGACATGACGGATGGAACATGGACTACGACAAAGAAATCTTGGCGCTGAATGCCGAAAAAATGGCGATCCAGAACATCCTGGTGAATGTTCTTTACCGGCTAGCCAAGACCAACCCTGCTTTGGAAATGGCAATACGGCAGGGCTTCGACGACGCCGCCAACATGGTCGAGCATGTAGCCCTTGCACACGGTAAGGCGGCCAGCCCGGAGCACCTAGCGCGTGCCGTCAAAATCGTCGAAGATTTACGTCCGATTGCGCTTGGGCGCGACAAACCGAAGCACGGCGTCTAGCCAGCGGCGTACCACATCGTCGGCTTGCCGCCTCCCGTGGGGATCACCTTCTCAATTCGGATGTGCTCTGACTCGGCCAAGCTCTTGATCACGTCCTCTAGCTCGCGGCTCTTGTAGCGGTGCTGTAGCTTGCGCAGCAGATCACGGCGCTTGACCCTGCCACCATCCTCCTGAATGGCCCGCCTGACCGCGTTGGCGGCTGCTTGCGTATCCGAGTCCGCGATATAAAGCCCAGCACCATCGGCCAGCCGATCGCAGCTCCACACGGCAAACTCGCGCGCCCAGGTCATGGTCGGGGCGTCGATCAGGGGATTATCGCTATCCCGTCCCACAGCGACGATTGTAGCCAGCCTGAGAGCGTTCTCCGCGGTGCGGGCCAGGAATGGCTCGATCGTGGAGTCAGCGTCTCCACGGGCCGTTATTTCCTCGACAAGGCCCCTTCTGATCTGTTCGGCGTCCGGAGAGATCGGCACCGAGACAAACGGCGGCGTCTGGCGCGACTGGCAGAGCTGGGCCGCGGCCAGCGCGTCGCGATTATAGACGCGCTTCATGCCGTGGATGATGTCTTGCGGTACTTCAGATGCATCCAGGAGCGGCGAGCGCTCTTTCGGACGCACCTTGGTTTCGATCACCAGGAAGCGATTGAGCACGCCGTTGGTCACGTCGCCGCCCTCGAGGCTGTCGTAGAACTCTCGCGCGGTCGAGACGCCAAAAATGGACATGGCCGGGCTGAAGATGGTCTCTGAGCTCCGCTGAGCCCATTCCGGCGTCGACATGGCCGAGAAGGATGCACCCCAGGCGGTGCGCAGCAGGCCGGAGATAGCACCCTCAAAGCCCGAAGCCCTTCTATTGTTGATGCGCTTGAGGAAGGCGCCGAACTCGTCCATGGCGCAGACTGATAGCGGCGAGCGCACCAGGAAGTTGATCACGGCCGGCATCGATATGAACTGGCTGGGCCCGATGTGCTGACGCATATCGGAAGCGGCCAGGATGGTCGCGATCTGGCTGAGCGGATGGTTCTTGCCGGCGCCGGAAGGGGCCAGTCCGACCACGTAGAGATGCGTACCGCATCGGTGCGGGCCAGCGATGTGGCGGCCGGCTGCGGTGCCGACCAAGGTGAGAGCAGCGCCGAGCGCGAGGCCACGCTGGGGATGCAGGGCGGTATCGCAAATCCAATCCGTGATGTCGCCGACAAGCCCGGGTATGTGCGTCAGATGCTCGGGCAGCTCGCCCTGGGCCGGCTTAGGCAGAGGGTCGGTGGTTATTTCACCCGTATGCGGATCGAATTGCTCATCTGGCGCCAGCAGGATCTCGACTGTTGGGCCCGGGCTGTCATCTGGGCCGCGCGGCTCCTTCTCGCCAGCCTGCAGGGCCCGGGCGATCGTGCCGCGGGGACCGAGCGCCTTGTCCGTGGGGCGAATGCCCCACGATAGCGCTGTCTGTTGCAGCGAGGATAGCGCCGAGGAGCGCTCGAGGCAGCCCCCGCCGACCAGCTGGCCGACGCGGAATGCGATGCGGTTGGCTTCATCGTTGCGCGCGCCGGGCGGCGCCGAGGCGAGATCGGCTAGGAGCTCCTGTAGAGCGGTGTCGCCATAGGCCGACAGTCGCGCGTCCGACATGGGCTCGGACTTCACCACGAAGGCGACGGGCTGGGGTTTTGGTGGCGTCAGGATGTCGCGCAGCCAAGCCGGCGGCTCTGGAGCGTCGAAGATCGAACCGTGCCCCTGGTAAAGGCCGGTGCCGTCAGTGAACAGAGCGCCAGGACCGATCACGAACCCGCCGTGGCCGCGCACGTCGACATCGGCTTCCCGCTTGGGCGGCAGCTGACCGCGTCCGTTGCCGTGCGGAGGGTCGAAGGTGTTTTTGTAGAAATGATGCCGGCCGCCGGAGGGGGTGTCGGTTTGCGGCACCTCGAGCGCGTCTTCGTTGGCGAGCGCCTGAGCTTGAAACCATTCCAGACCGTTGTTCAGCTTGCGGTCGCAGTCGATCACCAGCAGCCCGGACTTGGCGAGATCGATCCCGGGGACGGCATCGGGATGCCGACTCCAGAGATGGCGGATTTGCACCTCATCGCGAGTTGAGACCGAGCGCCAATAGACGCCCTTGCAAGGTTGTTTCTTGTTTGGCCCAGACGACTGGCACGGGAAGACGAAGGCGCCAGCCCGCGCGAGGCTGAGCGCAGCGTCCAGATTAGTGTTGCTGGTTTGATTGAGCACGGGCAACCCCTCAGAACGGCGCGCCGCCTTCGTCCAGATCCTTGCGCATGGCCTCGGCAAACGATTTCACGGCCCAGGCGATGAAGGCAGGAAGCTCTTGCGGGTTGAGGGTGATGGGCTCTTGGCCGGCTTCGGCGGCGACCTTCTCGCAAGCGCGATGTTCGACTGCATCGAGGTTTTTCATGTAGAGAGCCTTTCTTGCGATGTCAGGGCCGCACTCAAGACAAAACCAGCCGAGTTGTTTGGGCCTGCCGACCGCGAGCCCGTCAGAGCGGCGCGCGCAGGCAATGCAGGAATGGGTGTTGTTGAGGCGGGTCATGCGGCCGCTGCCTCCGGGTTGGCGTAGCGCCGGCCGACGATCTCGAAATAGCGGCCCGATGGGCGGACCTGAATGGCGGTTGGCGCCTTGCACTCAGAGACGCGTGTCAGCGCCTCTTCGGTCGACCGCGGCACCTGGCTGCCAGCCGCGCGCCACCACCAGCCTTCGGCTTTCTGCCGTGCATAGCCAGAATGCGAGAAGCAGACCCATTCCTTATGAATGGTGAAGCCGCACTGGTATTCGACGCGCACGCTATCCGGGCTGCCGTCCTTCCGGTGGACGTAGTAGCGCGCGGAGTCGACCGAGATCCACGTCGGCGCAGCCTTGGACAGGATGGCCGAGTTGGCGTCTGCAGTCGCTTCGTGCTTCGGCGGTTCCTCCTTCAGAGGCCAAAGGTAGCCGCACGAGGGACAAGAGGCCGCGTTGAGCGCGGCTAGCGTCGCACAGGTCGGGCACGCCTTGGCAAGCACCTGCTTTTCGGCGTCAGGATCTTTGGCATTTGCCGCGCCGGCTACGGTCACTGTGTCGATCGGCCCGTGACGCTTCACGTTGCCGGCGAAGTCGAGCACCAGGCAATTGTCCTTGCCCGGGGCCAAGCGCAGCCCGCGGCCGACTTGCTGGATGTAGAGGCCGGCTGAGGCGGTCGGGCGAAGCAGTGCGATCAGGTCGGTATGCGGCACGTTGAAGCCGGTCCCTAGCACGCCAACCGAGGTTAGGCAGCGGATTTGACCAGCGCGGAACTGCTGGATGATGCGGTCGCGCTCGCCCTTCGGCGTATCGCCCGTCACGGTCTCGCAGCTAAATCCTTTGGCCCTAATTGCGTCGCGAACGTTGGTCGCATGGCTGACGCCAGTGCAGAAGGCAAGCCAAGCCTTTCTATCGGCGCCGAATTGGGCGATCTCGTCGACGGCGGCCCTGGTAATCCATTCTTTGTCGACCGCGATCTCCAGCGCCCCAGGAACAAACTCGCCTCCCCTTTTCTGCACGCCGGACACGTCCAGTTGCTGGACCGTGGCTTTCGAGACCAGCGGCGAGAGATAGCCCTGGTCGATCAGATCGGCGACGTTCGCCTCATAGACGATGTCCTCGAAAATGCGGTCCTTGCCGCGATGCAAGAGACCAGAGCCGAGGCGGTATGGCGTCGCCGTCAGGCCAACGATCCGCATATCCGGCGTTTCGTCCCTCAGGCGAGAGATAAACTTGCCGTAGGTTGTCTCTGTGTTCGGCGGGATCAGGTGGGCTTCGTCGACCAGGAGCAGATCGAAAGCGCCGAGCGCGTCGACCTTGTTCCAGACCGACTGGATGCCGCAGAACAGGATCTGGGCCCGAGCGTCACGCCGACCGATGCCGGCTGAGTAGATGCCGGCCGGAGCTTGCGGCCAGAGCTTCAGGAGCTCTAGATAGTTCTGTTGGATCAGCTCGCGGACGTGCGTCACGATTCCGATGCGCAGTGACGGATAATCGCGCAACACCTCCTGGCAGAGCGCGGCGAGCACGAGGCTTTTGCCGGCACCAGTCGGGAGCACCAGAAGGCCATTGCCCTTGCCGGCCGCCCAATAGGTGAACAGAGCGTCGATGCTTTCGCGTTGGTAGGGGCGGAGCTCAAGCATCCTTCCCCTCCTCATCCGTCCAAAGCGAACCATCGTCGAGCCGGTAGACGATGTTCTCGCCCTGCACGTCGACCTGCTCTGCCGGCACCAGATCGGGCAGCCAGCGGTGCGACGGGCATCCCGCCTGCTGCTCAGCATAGGTGCGGATTTCGCCGCTCTTCGCGCAGCGCACGTTGGCGCCGTCCTCGAGTGAGGCGTGGAGGCAGGTGCGGCAGTTGATCCTAGCCCATGCCTTTTCGTGACACAGGCTTAGCGCCGGGCACCAGGCGCAGGCAAATGCCGCTTTGGACTTCGGGTCATCATGCAGCCGCGGGGGCGCGCGATCGGAGCGGACGACGCGCCCAACCTTGGCCTCGAGCGTCAGTGCGTAAACAGGATTGTATTCGACGCGCTCGGCATAGAGCTCGTCGGTGTTCTTGTTGACCGCAAGATACAGGCAGCGCGTGATCTGCTCGGAATGCATGTAGGACTGGCATTGCGCGTAATGCTCCGGCTTGCCGTTCACCAGCGTCTTTTTTACCAGTTCCTTGAAACTCTTGTCGTTGTGCGACTTGCATTCGACGATATGCAACGTCTTCGGCGCCTCGGGCAGCCCGATCACGCGGCCATCCATCTTGCCGCGCAACCAGCCGGCTGCGAGCTGCACCTGAAACTGCTTGCCAGTGGCCGGGTCGACACGCTCGACCACGAAGCCGGCCGCCTCGAGATCGTTCAACAGCCGCTCTTCTTCGCGCAGACCAGTGCCGAACCGGCGCTGCTTCTGGCCGTCGATCTTTTCCGGCGGGGCCGCCCAGCGCAGCTTGTACCAGATCGCTCGTTCGCAATCGTTGGCGACGTCGGACATTGGGACGCCGCGGCTGTCTCCGCCGCGTGAGTTGGCCGCCAGGGCGGCATAGATGGCTTCAACTGTGTGGGGAATTGCTGAAGGGATTTCAGGCATGGTAATCCCGTTCCGTCCGAAGACGGCAAAAGTCGTTGAGGATGGAAGGGCGGCTGGCTAGGTCTGCAAACTTGGGCCAGCCGCCCGGCTAAGCTAGGCGGTGGCGCGTTGTTGCCAGGGCTTGAGGCCGGCCGCAGGCTTGGTCGCCTGAGCGGTCACCGCCTGCTGAGGCGCTGTCGACGGAGCAGCCACCCGCGGCGCCACACCACCGCGCACCTTGTAGCGCACGGTATTCTGCGGGCCGTACTGGCCGGTCTTGTCCTCGCGGATCTTCACGGCGCCGATGAAGGGCTTGAAGTGAAGCTCCTCGGAGTTGCGCAGCGAACTGATGCCGACCGCCAGGCAGAGATCGGCGAGAGCGCGCTGGGCAATACGCTGGGCGTCCGCGTTCTGGTTGCGGATGTTCAGCCTGTCCCAGACACGACGGTTGGAGAACGGACCTTCGATTACCTCGAGCGTCAGCACCAGCTGCTGACCGCTGCCGCTCTTGGTGTCCTTGAGCTCGGACTCGATCACCTGCATGGTGTAGTCGCCAGCAGGAAGCGGCTCGAAGCTACGATCGTCCTCCGGCACTTCGGAGGGATTGAAGTCCATATTGAGTTCAGCCATTGGAAGATTCCTTGTCAGATTGGGTTAGGCAGCTTTTTGCTGCGAGACGACGGCGCCCGGGAAGTGCTGCGAGAGCGCGGCATAGCCCTTATCGCGCTCGTACATCAGCTTGTCCGGGATGCCATAGCGGTTCTTGGCGACGAACGCCGGGCGCGGCGCGGCGTAGATCCAGCGTCGACCGCCGCCGTCAGCGCGGCTGCGATTGCCGCCCTTGGCGTCGTCGGTCTTGATCGTGATGTCCTGGTTCAGGAAGAAGATGGCGTCGACCTCATCCTGAAAGATGCCGATCGCGCGCTTGTGCAGACGGATGTCGAAACGCGAGTAGGAGTTGGTCATGGGGTCGTCGACCGTGTTGATGATCGAATGAGCGATGAACACCACGCCCATGCCCTTATCGCGCCGGAGCGCATTGCAGCCCTCGACGAGATCGCGCCAGTAGGAATCCGCCGAGACGTAGCCACGTCCGTAACCCGGCTGCTCGATGTTCTTCCAGTTGTTGTCGGCGCAGACCTTCTGCCAGACCAGCGGCTCGAGCTTGTCTAGGCTGTCAAGCACAAGGGTCTTCTGGTCGTGCTCCTCGGTGTACAGGGAGCCGATGGCATCCATGACATCTTCAAAGCTGCTCAGCCGGCCGAACGTTGCGATTTCGAGATCGCCTGGCGTTCCGTCTTCCACCTGAAGGAAGACCGGATCGGGCCACTCGCTGGCGAGCGTCGTCTTGCCCATGCCAGGCGGGCCGTAGATCAGGACGCGCGGAGGCTCTGTCGCCTTGACGCGCCTGAGTTGAGAGATGTTGATAGCCATTTCGTGCTCCTGTTGCCGCGTTTAAGTGCTCGGAGAAACCGGATCGGCGGCTCGTCTCGGCTTCACTGGTGAACTGTGTTCGGGCCTGCCGGCCTCAGGAGCTTTCGCGTCCCAAGGCCGGCTGCGCGCCCCACCCCCGTCGACGGCGGTGGTAATGGAAACGTTCGGGCGGAAGGCCGACAGGCCCTTCAAAACGCCAATGGCTTGATCGAGACCGAACGCGACATGGAAGAATCCGCCAGCGCGCTCGAGGTCTTCACGGAAAGAGAGCTGCGCCGCCGACAGCGTGCCGATCTCGGTCTTGAGCTCGACCGCATGGAAGCGACCGTCGATGACGAAGCTGAGATCAGCCGCACCGGGGCGAAGCCCGGCCAACTTCAGCTTGGCACCGACCTTATGATTGCGCAGCTCGCCGTTGGGGACGTGCCACCAGGCGATATCAGGTCGCGCAAAGGCGTTCAGCAGCTTGACGACATGCTGTTGCAGTGCGGCTTCTGACATGGTGGCGCGGCGGCTCATGCTAACTCCGGTTCGGATGCAAGAGCTAAATCGGCGCCGGCCTGATCCGCATCGGAAAGGTTACCGCTATCCACCGGAACGATTTTTTGGTGGATGGAATGCGCTTTTGGACTTGCGCCACCCCAACGCTGCGCAGGTTCGACATAGCAGCGCACGAAATGCGCGGCACAGTAAGAGCGCTTGTAGACTGGATGGCCGCAATAGATCCCAGGATGGTCGGCGATCGGATCCCCGCCAATGTAGCGGCAGCCGCTGCCGACATCGTCCAGGGTCTTGTTCAGCGGCACGACATCGCATGTGAATGTCGGCAAGTCGGCCTTCACAGTCTCGATCAGGCGCAGTTTGTTGGAGTTGCCGGACGCGCGGCAGATCGTCAGATGCGGACGGTTTTGCTTGGGAGGACGCGGCTTCTTTTCTGGCCTAAGGCTTCTCGTGACGACCCGCATAGGCAGGCCGAGACGACGCGCCTTGCTGATGCAGGCATTACGCGACTTTCCGATCTGAGAGCCGATCAGGCCGAAGCTATCGCCAGCGGCGTGTAGCCGCTTGAATTGCTCGACCTCGTCATCTGTCCAAGTGATGTTTTCTTTGCCCATTTCCCCCACCCCCTCCGATGATCTCAGGTGCGATCCAGACCGCTAATGATGCGAGCGATCCGCTCAAGGCGATCAATTTCCGACCGATATAAATCCGAATTCGAACCACGCATGCCTCCGGCAAGTTGCTGGAATTTGTCCGCCAGCTCGGCAGCTTCCTTTTTGGCCTCTATCAACTCCGCAGCACGCCTGATGTCCCTCGCCGCCCAGTGATCTGGGTCTGTAATTTCGCCGTACCAAAGCGCCTTCACGAGACGGAACGTCACGGTTTCCGTCCTCGTGCGCAGCTCAG